AACCATTCAAGATTTAGCTAAAGAATTATCTTGTTCTGTAGTTTATATAAGGTCTATTTTAAAAGGAGATTTTATTTTATCTTCTGATAAATCAATGTTACTTAGAAAAAAATATGAAAGAGAGAATATATGAAATGGTTAGAAGGAAACCAATAAAAAAAGATAATACCAGTAGTCATTGGAAGAGGATTATACATTTAAAAAAATGTAGCTTTCAATGTGATAATGCAGCAGTTCATTATCATAAATTAAAATTTTACTGCAAAGAATGTTATGAAAAATTAATTAAGGAGATAAAATGATATTAGAATATATTGCCAAGAAAAATAAACTTAGTAAATCTGATATAGCAAAAGATTTAGATATATCAGAATCAATGGTAACTTTATTATTTCAAGGTAAAAGAAACCCAAGCATAAAACTTATTAAAAGAATAAAGAATACTTACAATATTTCTTTAAATAAAATTATGGAGGATTTATGAATTGTTATAATTGCAATACAAAATTAATAAGGGGTGGTGATCAAGATATAGATGACAGCTTTCAAGTAGATGATGAAGTAAAAGATTATAATATGATCACTAATTTAAGTTGCCCTAAATGTGAAGCACTTGTTTTGATTTACCATAAAAAACCTACTTGTATACAGGAGGAAGTATGAAAGAGAAACTATTTTATTTTCCATTTTATCCATCAGATTGGTTAGCAGATACCTCTATATTAAATTTAGAGGAGAAAGGTGCTTACATTACATTAATTGCTACAATGTATCTCCAGAAGGATTGTAGCCTGTTTAAAAGGCATATACCGAACATATTAGGGGTAACGGATGAAAGAAAGTTTAATAAACTAATGCAGAATATTATACCGCTATTAATAGATGATGGTGAAAAGTATACACAGAAAAGAATAAAAGAAATTAAGAATAAGATAGAAGGCATTGTAGAAAAGAAACGACAAGCTGGTATAGCATCTGGTGTAGCTAAAAGAAGAAAGTTAAACATAGTAACTACTAAAAACTACACTAAAAAGATAGATAAATTTAGTGATGTAAGTGCAATAGATAAAGCTAGAAATACTTTAAATAATAATTAATGATGAGTAATCATATTGGTAAAATAGGAGATCGCATTACTGCTACACTTACTGTACGATTTGCCAAATACTTAGGTGAAACTGAATGGGGTTATTCTAAATTCATGGTATCATTAAAAGATGCTGCTGATAATATTTATATTTATTATGGTTCACATTGTATTGCTGAAGCTAAAGAAATAGTAACATTAAAAGCAACAATAACTGACCATAATATCTATGAAAATATTAAACAAACTATCATTAAAAGACCTAAGATAATAGAGGTAAATTAACTACCCTTTAAAAGGGAATAACTCGCTGTGTGTTAACATTCATACCTAACCCTAACACTTATAACCAATACATATACTACCATACCCCTATAACAACTAACTAATTATACTAGCATTATAACTATACTTTTATCTTTAACTTTAAATTCTATTATTGTTTAAACATAATCCCAGTTATGTACAGTTTATGTTAAGCATATGTACAAACACCTGTACCAATTCTGTTTAAGCTGTGTTGATACAATACTAATATATAAAGATAAATATATATACTAACACTAGTATGCCTATAAGTTATCATTAAGTGTTACGTTGTTTGTTTAGGTATTAAGCTAGAAAGTAAATTCGCATATACATCCCCCAACAAAAAAGAAACAGATAAAGAACATAAGTAAAACCTATATAGAACTTATGGTTTAAAAGGCATATAAGCTTTACTGGTAAACATTGTTTGCTATTGGCTAGTGGTTATACCTAATGGTTATAACTAACGTATACCGCCTGTGTTAATAAGCTAATACTATTCCTTATTATATCTTATGGCATATACTTATATATAAACATAATCCTTTATCTATTTATTTATTCTTATGGCCTTACTACCTATAGGGGTCCCTAGACATTTTTTTATTTTTGATTTTTTTTTTAAAAAACGGAGGTGGGGGTAGGGTGGTTACTATCTAAAGGCATATAATACTCGTACATCTAACATACTACATAGGGTTTTACATAATATAAAAATATAAAAAAGGCTTTTCAAAGGTTATATAATTTGTTAATAAAAGGTATGGCATATAGTATACAAGAAATACCTGTAGAGAATTTAAGTGTATATGTAAATAATTCTAGGACACATTCCACAGAGCAGGTAAAGCAAATATCTAATAGCATTAAAGAGTTTGGTTTTACTAATCCTTTGCTTATAGATAAAAATAAAGAAATTATAGCTGGGCATGGTAGGTTGATGGCAGCTAAACAATTAGGGTTAGATAAAGTACCCTGTATAGAGCTTTCTAATTTATCAGAAAAACAAAAAAAGGCTTATGTAATAGCAGATAATCAATTAGCATTAAACGCAGGTTGGAATGAAAGTATTTTGTCTATGGAGATAGGCGATTTATCAGATAATGATTTTGATATATCCTTATTAGGTTTTAATGATCTAGATTTAAATAAATACTTATTAAAAGAGTTTGAGGGTTTAACAGACGAAGATGAAGTGCCAGAGCCACCTAAAGAGCCTATTACTAAGTTAGGAGATATATGGCAACTAGGCAATCATAGGGTTATGTGTGGGGATGCTACAAATAAAAATGCAGTAAAATTATTAATGGAAAATAATAAAGCAGATTTATTATTTACTGACCCTCCATATAATGTAAACTACACAGCTAGAACAGGAATAAGGAGTGGTAAAATTAGAGATAATATGTCTCATATTAAAAATGATAATTTAAATAATAATCAATTTAATGAATTATTAGAAAACTCATTTAAAAATATTTTTGATTATATGGATAATAAAGCCAGTTATTATATATGCAATAATTGGCATTGTGCAGATGTATTTAAAAAAATACTATATAAACTTAATATTAATGTTAAAGCATGGATAGTTTGGAATAAAGATTGGATGTCAGTTGGTCATTCAGAATATCGTTCTAATCACGAGTTTATATTTTTTGGTACTTTAGACCATAAAAACAGAATATTTCATAATAAAGGTAAAGAAAATGATGTTTGGACTTTAAGAAAATTACCACCAGCCAACAAAATTCATACTACTGAAAAACCTGTTGGTTTAGTTGATAGAGCGATAAAAAATTCATCAAATAATAATCAAATAGTTATAGATTTTTTTAGTGGATCAGGCAGTACATTAATTGGTTGTGAAAAAAATAACAGAATATTTAAAGGTTTAGAACTAGACCCTAAATACTGTGATGTAATAGTTAAAAGATGGGAAAACTTTACTGGTAAAAAAGCTAAATTAATAAAGGATAATCATGCCACGACCTAATTTTAAACCAACACCTGAGATGGAAAGAATATGCTCTATGGGTGTAGCTTTTGGATTAACCCACGAGCAGATTAGTAAGCTAGTGGGATGCGACCCTAAAACATTACGCAAACATTTTAGAAATGCTTTAGAAACTGGTAAAGAAAAATTAACTATGGCAATAGGTAGCCAACTATATAAAAAAGCTATGAATGGAGATACAATATCCGCAATATTTTTAGCAAAAACAAAAGGTGGTTTCCAAGAAAAAGTAGAACACGAGGGTTTACCAAATAATATTTCAGTCAGCTTTAATTTAGAACCAGATAAAAAAATGATTGACGCACAGATAATTACAGATAAGATAACAAACAAAAAGGATTAATATGGCTAGAAGAGGGTTATATTCTAATATTAACGCAAAAAGAAAACGTATAGCAGCAGGGTCTGGTGAGAAGATGCGTAAAGTAGGACAAAAGGGTGCACCAGCTAAAGGTATCTTTAAGAAAATTGCAAATAAAATTAAAAAGAAAAAAAGGAGTACATAATGAATTACGGATATGGTAGTAGTAAAAAAATGACTAAGAAGAAACCTATGAAGAAAAAAACTAAAATAGTTATGACTAAGAAAAAAACAAAAAAGAGGATGGCGTAATGAAAGGTGTAAAACATTATAAAAGAGATGGTTCTTTGTTTAAAGGCAATACCCATAAAATGCCTAACGGAGATTTACACTCTGGTAAGACACATGGTAAAACCAGTGTTAAATTATTTCATTTTAAAGACCTATCCAAAACAGCAAAAGGTAAAGCTAAAAAGGCATGAGTATAGACTATAGGGGTGAAAAATTTTCTGGTTATAATAAACCAAAAAGAACTCCAAATAAAAATAAAAAATTTGCTGTATTAGCAAAAGCTAATGGACAAACAAAACTCATACGATTTGGCGACCCTAATATGAGAATAAAAAAAAGTAATCCTGATAGAAGGAAAAGTTTTCGAGCTAGACATAAGTGCGACACATCTCCACCTTCTAAACTAACAGCTCGATACTGGTCGTGTAAGAAATGGTAGCCTGTTCCCTATGCACATAACTATTCCTTACACACCCAGACCACAACAAGCAGACTTACATAAAAATGATAAACGATTTAAGATTTGTGTATCACACAGACGTTGGGGTAAATCTGTGTATGCTATAACAGAAATATTACGCAAAGCATTAGAAATAAAAACAGAAAGAAAAGATGGTAGATACGCATACATTGCTCCATACTATCGACAGGCAAAAGCTGTGGCTTGGGATTATTTATTATATTATACAAAAAACATTCCTGGTACTAAAGTAAACCAATCCGAACTACGAGTAGATTTAATAAATGGAAGTCGTATACGATTGTATGGTGCAGGAGATGACCCAGATGCCCTGAGAGGAATTTTCTTAGATGGTTGTGTAATGGATGAGTATGCAGATATGTCTCCTAGAATGTGGAGTGAAGTCATACGACCTGCCTTAACCGATAGAAAAGGTTGGGCAATATTTATTGGTACACCAAAAGGTAGGAATCAATTCTGGCAATTATATGAAGATGCTAAACATGAACCTGATTGGCATAGAGCTATCTATCGTGCAAGTGAAACAGGAGTAGTAGATGCTGTAGAATTAGAAGCTGCAAAAAAACAAATGGGTGAAGATGAGTTTATGCAAGAATTTGAGTGTTCATGGGCAGCTGCTATTAAAGGCTCATACTATGGTAATTTAATTATAGAAGCAGAACAAGAAGGTAGAATTACAAAAGTAGAAAGAGACCCTAGCTTACCTGTTCATGTAGCATGGGATTTAGGAATATCTGATAGTTGTGCTTTATGGTTTTTTCAAGTTACTATGGGCGAGATAAGAATATTTGATTATTATGAAAGTGCAGGAGTTGGATTAGACCATTATGTAAAAGTAATGGATGAGATGCAAATAGAATACTGGGGTGATGATTACCTACCACATGATGCTAAAGTACGAGAGCTTGGAACAGGTAGAACCAGAGCAGAAACTTTAATCAATATGGGTAGACGACCTCGTATCGTACCAAACCATAAAGTTGATGATGGAATCAATGCTGTACGATTATTATTGCAAAATTGTTATTTTGATGTTAAGAGATGTGAAAATGGTATTAATGCTTTGAGGAATTATCAAAGAGAATGGGATGATGTGAAAAGAGTATTCAAAAGAAATCCTTTACATAATTGGGCATCTCATGGCAGCGATTCATTTAGGTATTTAGCTATGTCATACAAACATATAAAACCAAAAGAAAAAGAACCAGATATTATGAAAGAATTACTGCGTACTCCAACACTAGATGAAATGATGGATATGCACGATAGAGAACAACTTAGAAAACCAGAAAAAAGGATATAATATGGCATACGGAATGATGACAAAAGAAGAAATGTTAGCAAAAGAATTAAAAAAACAACCTAATACGCAAATGTCTGGTAA